CTCACAGCAAATGGGTATTTACTACCCAGGCACTGACTACGCATTTAGCGTTTATGTGCGCCCACTTACCGCTAATGAAACGGTTACGGTAAAGATTAACTGGTACAACACTTCCCACACACTGATTAGTACAAGTTCTGGAAACCCGACCGTGGTTACAGCAAACGTATGGAACCAACCTTCGGTGATTGATATTGCCCCAACTACAGCAGCGTATGCAACTGTAGAACTGGACTACACAACTACCGTGGGGAACGTGGTGCTTGTTGACCAAGCGTTATTTGAGAATGCCGGTTCGGTTCTTAGTTACTTTGACGGTTTTGGCGGAAACGGGGCTACCTCAGACTTCTTCTGGGAAGGTGGGGTTACTAACGCCGCCCGTAGCCACTACTACAAGAACCGCTTTGCCATCCAGACTCGGCTATACGGAGCCACACTGACATCCCAGTTAAACCTAGGCTCCACGGCAGCGATTTACTTAGCACAGCCTCAGACGTAGTATGCTTCGGGCATGGACGTCCTACTTGTAAGCGCCTTTGCCGCATTTATCTTAGCTTTGCTCACACCACTAATTGACTTAGTAGCCCTGTTCATCGGGGCGACATCAACCAACGCTGTCTTCTCCCTGCTTTGCTCTGCTGGCGGGAACTTGTTTATCGGCTACTCCGTTAAGTCCTATATCTTGCACGTGGTTGCAGACGCCTTTCTAGGGCGCCTGCTCCTCACCGTGGCGGAACGAGTTTCGACATACCGCCCTACAGTTATCAATCCTTCAAGATAGTGATAGGGTGTCGGCATGGATAAGTACTACGTTCTTGTAATCGGCAGTGGCCGTACGAGCCGTGCCAACGTTGACGCGCTTTTAGAAGATTACTTTTACGCCAAGGGTAAGAACGGAAATCTTGTTCTTGCTTTTGATGGTCGTCCTAGCGAGGGTCAGATTTATGCAGCCCAACTAGCTAGAGACAAGGGCATAGATATTGTCGTATTTAACTCCTCTACAGATGCCCCCGGTCTTCCTGCGTGTAGCGTCGTTGAGGGGCGGGAACCGATTGACCAAGCTTTGAGCCACATCAAAGAGAACAACGGCTCCGTTTTCTTTTTATGGGACGATAACAGCAACCAGACACTTGTTACGTGTGTCCAGCAGGGAATCCCAGCCTTTGACCTTACCGAAGGTCTTAACGCCCTATCCCCCAAGGCCGTAGAGCCACAGGGAACCGTAAAGACCCCAACTCCTCAGGAACTAGAGGACTTATTCTCAGTCCCTGCTGAGCCGACCCCACATGCGGGAGAATTGTCACTTGAAGAGAAAGTCTTTGAGATTGTCAATAAGCACCTGTTAAGCGCCATAGGCGTGATTACAGAGGAGGTAACCAACCTGATTAATGCCTCTAAAACGTCCTCTAAGGGGTTTTAGAGCGTGTTTACAGAGTTGCACCTCAAAGTACTACGAGCAATGCTGGCTAGCCCCTCTAGAAGGGGTTCAAGAGCCATAGCAGGAGATGTCGGTATTGGAGTCAACAAGACCCAAGGCATCATCAACAACCTCAAAGATTTGGGGATGATTGAGAGCAAAAGAGTTCGAGACTTAGACGGGACTGTTCGTGGGGAGATATCCTTCACAGAACTTGGCTACCGTGCCGCGGCAGTAGACAAAGCAACTATAGATAACAGTAGTCTAATAGACAGTAGTTATCTATTAAAGTATACCGAATATATCGACGAGGTCGATAAGGAGGAAGCGCATATGACTTACTTCGAGTTCGCAGAGGACCGGGAAGAGGCCGCCCGCCGCGAGCGCGAGCGTAAGCACCGCGAGAAGCAAGAGGCTCAGGAAAAGAAAGCCGAAGAACGTCGCATGAAAAAGCGCGACAAGAACAATCCTTCTAGCTGGACTATCACAGACACCGCGTTTGAATTCGCTGAGCAGATGCACAAACTTTGGCACGTTAAGCCTTGGCGAGTTACCACCAGCCGTTTCCGCGTAGCACTTGCTAAAGCGCAGGCTGAGTTCGGTACCAGCGGACCTATTGAAAAAGTGATGATTGACCTGTACTTTAAGCAAATCAAACACAACACCAGCATTACCGACCCCGAGCATGTCTGGAAGCGTTTTATTGCTCAGTACGGTAGTCTCATGATTGAAGCTGAACGTCAGATGGTTACACCTGATGACATTCAGCAAGCAAAAGAGAAGTCCATGAAGTCAAGAGGAAGGTTGCGCGATGTATAACGTTAAAGACGTTAAGGTTCGTCGCCGGCACTGGTTACAGGCCGCATGCTTACCGCCTGCTCGTATTGGTTGGACTTTAGAAGATTGTTCCGAAGTTGAAGACGACATCATGTTGGATGTTAAGTCTTGGATTGAAAAAGTTAAGCGTGGAGATGTTATCCGAGCAATCGGTCACAAAGATTGTGGTCTCGGTTTGTTGTTATGGGGAACACCTGGTTTAGGTAAGACAACTCTTGCGTTATCGATTATTCAAGAGATGATGTTGAATTTTCCTATTGAAGCCTTTGATGTTCGTGAAGGAAACACTGTTATTACTCCGTGTTACTTTTCAACCTTTAACGATATTTTATATTTAAAGGGTCGAACAATGGATGAAGAAGTAAATGATTTAGATGTAAATCTTTACAACGGAATTCTTGGCGAATGCCGTAACGATGCTTTTAATGTTCGTGTGCTGATTATAGATGACATCGGTAAAGAACACGCTAGCTTAAGTGGTTGGCAAAAGAACATGCTTCACCACATTTTAAGGACACGATTTAACAACGGATTGCCTACCATTATCACTACAAATATTGAACTAGATGATTGGGCAGGGCTCTACGGTGACGCTACAGAAAGTTTTGCGCACGAAGCCTTTGTCTACCTTCCATTGGACTCTGGCGGTAAAGACCTACGCAAATGAGTGGTTTTGCCGTGGAAGATAAGCGTCTGCTACAGATATTCTTGCCAGATGTCAAGGGTTCTTTTGAGATTTATGAAGTCTACGCAAAGGCTTCAGGTGAACTAACGTGTAACTGCGCTACACATGAGAAGAGAAACTCATGTAAGCACACACGGTTTATTCAAGCACGAATTGACGCCAACAAAGGTCGGTACATTCCAGAGATTTTACGCTCAGCCACGCCGGAAGAAACTGAGTTGGCAAAGACATCAAATCAAGAATACAATCAATTTCTCAGACGATACGGAAAAATAGAGGTTTACTAAATGCGCAATGGGGATATCAGCAATGAACTCCCCAAGCGAGTTTTAGTAGTAGCTGAGGTTTTTTTAGAAACAGAAATCGTTGTAACAAAAAAACTTAAGTTTTTTAAAGTACCTGAGGCTAAACAAAAACTACGCAGGGATACTTTAAGTCGATTTTATTTATATACATCTAATCGTGGGGTAACTCTTGAGTTAATCTCGTACACCCTAAACGATGAAGACCTAGGTCTTTTTATGGATTCTCTTGACAGAATGGGTACTAATCCATTTAGATACTACACATCATACGAATCCATTAATCATTTAATGAGCGAACTACCATACAGACCTGAAGTTGTCGGAGTCATCGATGTCCCCGAGAATCTGCTACGGTACGGTCACTGGGGATTGGACTTTAATCGGTTATGAACAACGAAGCACGACTACTTAGCAGAGTCATACAAGAGCGCAACCTTGGAGAAATTCTTGAAAGGGGTGTTGCCGAGTCGTGGTTTGCCGATAACTTTGACAAGAACTTATTTAAGTTTGTTCGTGACCACTACGTAAAGTATCAAGAGACACCTAGCATCTCTGTAGTTCAAGAGAACTTTCCTTCTTACCAGCTTCTTCCTATTGATGACAGTATCGATTATTTAATCGACACCATTGTTGAGCGTCGCCGTAAAGCGCTAATTGTTAACAGCATTGGTAATGCTCTTGACCACGTAGAGAAGAACCAAGACCACGAGGGTGCCCTCCTTGCTTTGCAAAACGGGATAATGAAACTTGAGGATTCAGGTCTTAATAAGACAACTGATATTGAAGTTACTAAGGCCGCTCAGAACGCCCGTGCAGAGTATGAGTTTCGCAAGAATAACCCTGGCCTTTTAGGGCTTCCTACAGGATTCCCGACAATGGACAAGGCGACCTCAGGTCTTCAGCCCGAGCAGTTAATTGTCATCATTGCTCCTCCTAAGACAGGTAAGTCCACCCTAGCTTTGCAGATTGCTATTACCGCACACTTGCAGGATAAGAAGCCGCTTTTCATTTCTTTTGAGATGAGTAACAAAGAGCAACTAAGCCGTTACTACGCAATGCGTGCCCGCATCTCACACAAGCGTCTTATGACAGGTACTTTAACTGACAAAGAAGAAGCCACCTTTAACACCATCACCCGCAACATTGAACATATGCGTGAGGAGTTGTGGTTATCAGGTTCCGCAGAAGGTCAGACCGTCAGCGCCATTGCCGCAAAGATTCAGAGTAAGAAGCCCGACATCGTGTTTATTGATGGAACATATCTGATGATTGATGAGCAGACCGGTGAGTCTAATACTCCCCAGGCAATCACTAACATCACCCGTTCCCTTAAGCGTTTAGCGCAGAAAACCAAACTTCCTATCGTTATCTCTACTCAGGTTCTTACATGGAAGATGAAGGGCGGTAACGTAAGTGCCGACTCCATCGGTTACTCATCTTCTTTCCACCAAGATGCAGACGTTATTTTCGGCTTACAACGCGAGAGCGAGAACGTAGACGACACTCGTCTTCTCCGTGTAGTTGCAAGTCGTAACGGCGGTCTTGTAGACGTATCACTTGTATGGGATTGGGAAACTGGGCAGTTCCGTGAATTAGAAGCTGGCGACCTATGACCCCCGAGGATATGGAAGACCTTCTTGACCGTATCGGGATAGAAGTTATCAATACCCGCGGTGATGAAGTTCAAGGTGCCTGTCCAGCACATTTAGAACGCACTGGTCACGAAGACCGAAACCCTTCATGGTTTATTAATGCTGAGACCGGCGCACACATTTGCTTCAGTTGCGGATTTAAAGGTGGACTGTATTCCCTTATTAGTTATGTTCAAGGTATTGACTATGAGCAAGCTAAAGAATGGATTGGTTCAGACTCAGAACTTCTTTCACGATTTAACAAGATAACTAAAGAAGAGAAACCAGTTATTAACGAACAGATTCGTATAACTGAGTCAATGCTTAGCGCATTTGTAGACCCACCTACAGAGGCTCTGCTCTCCCGGGCTATCAGCATTTATGCGGCACAAAAATATGAGATTAAATGGGACAGGCTTAAGAACTGTTGGATTATTCCAGTAAGAGACGCCGTTACAGGAGACTTGTGCGGTTGGCAGGAGAAGGGCTATCAAAGCCGTTACTTTAACAATTACCCCAAAGGTATGAAGAAGAACGTTTCCCTATTTGGATACCAGCAGTACGAGGGCGGGGACATGGTTGTCGTTGAGTCTCCACTAGACGTGGCTAGATTGGCTTCAGTAGGCGTTAGCGGGGGCGTGGCCACTTTTGGGTGCTCTGTGTCCTCCCACCAGATTAATGTCATCAGAGGGGCGGATAGAGTAGTGTTCGCCATGGATAACGACGACGCAGGTCGCCAGTCCAGTAAAGATTTATTAAAGGCTTGCAAGGATTACTGGTTTGAAGCGTGGTTCTTTGACTATTCAAAGACCGACCGCAAGGACATCGGCGGTATGAGCAAATCAGAAATCGTAGAAGGTCTTGTAAATGCAAAGCACGCTTTTAGAGGAGAGAAGGCAATTCTATGATTATTGGACTCACCGGCTACGCACGTTCCGGCAAAGACGAAGTAGCGAAGATTCTTGTTGAGCGCTTTGGGTATCAGCGTCTAGCGTTTGCTGACCAAATCAAAGACATCCTTATGCTTGTCAACCCAATTCTTGAAAGCGGGCACCGCCTAAACGAACTTGTCACCGAATATGGTTGGGAAGTTGCTAAGGCTAAGACAGAAGTTCGCCGCCTTCTTCAAACTCTCGGCATGGCCGTCAGAGAGATTTTAGACAACGAGGTGTGGATTGTTGCCGTTATGCAACGTATGGACGAGGACGTTGACTACGTTATCCCAGATGTGCGTTTTTACAATGAAGCCGCAAACATCAAGTTGATGGGTGGAGAAATTTGGCGAATTAATCGTCCAGATGTTACAGCCATTAATGACCACATATCTGAGTCTGAGATGGACTCTTACACTGTAGACCGCGTTCTTGAGAACGATGGCACACTTGAAGACCTAGAGTTGTCAGTAAAGACCAGAATGGCTACGCTTCTTGAATGACCTTCAAAGGAACTCTTCTTCCGTACCAGCCTGAAGCAGTAGATAAGATGTGCGAGCGCTCTAAGATGCTCGTAGCTTACGACTTAGGGCTAGGTAAAACGGTTATTACGATTGCCGCTATAGAACGCTTGATGGATGAGCGGAAAATTAAAGAGCCAGGTCTTATCATTTGTTTATCCTCACTTAAATACCAGTGGGCTAATCAGATTGAGAAATTTACCGATGGTACTTCACACGCTTTGGTCATTGATGGAAGCCCGAAGAAGCGAGCAGAGCAGTACGAGCAAGCACTTGACTGGAGAAACTCCGGCGTGGATTACATCATTCTCAACTATGAGCAAGTTGTTAATGACTGGGAATACATCCAAGACTTACCAAGAGGATTTGTCGTCCTTGACGAAGCCACAGCGATAAAATCATTTAAGTCAAAGCGCTCGCGTGCTGTAAAGCGGTTGAGCAACGCTCCTTATCGATTTGCTCTTACGGGAACTCCTATTGAAAATGGAAAGCCTGAAGAGTTGTATAGCATCATGCAATTTGTAGATGCTCCTGTTCTAGGTCGTTTTGATATCTTCGATTCCACATTCATCATCCGTAACTCGTGGGGCGGGGTGCAGGGGTACAGAAACCTACCTACCCTTCACACTAAGATGAAAGAGGCATCAGTTCGCAAGTCCCAAAAAGACCCAGACGTTGCCCCGTTCTTGCCCGACTCAATCCATAAAGACCCAGTAAGAATTGTTCTTGACCGCAAAGCTTCTAAGCTTTACTTCCGTATTGTGGACGACCTTTTAACTGAACTAGATGATGCGCAAGCTCTATTTGGTTCCTCTTTTAATCTCATGGCTCACTACGGTTTTGAGTCCAGTCGCGGAGGTCCAGAGGACGAAGTGCGAGGTCGCATTATGTCTAAGGTTGGTTGCTTAAAGATGTTGTGCTCCCACCCAGAACTATTAAAGATTAGCGCCCGCAAATTCGCCTCTATGGAGAAGAACGTTTTATTTGAGGATGAGTTTGAGGACGGTTCAGTCACCCGCTTCAGCGAACTTGTCCCCACCCTTGGAACTAAAGGAGGTTCTTTGTATGCTCACGACCTTGTTTCTTCTGGCGCTCTTGACGGGATTAACGATTCACCTAAACTGGACTACCTTGTCCAGTATGTTAAAGATTTTCTCGAACAAGATGACGCCAACAAAGTAGTCATCTTTGCAACTTATGTTGATATGTTGGAGATGATTGCAAACGCGCTTGGACGAGAGCAATGCCGTCTATATTCCGGCAAGTTAGATGCCAAGACTAAAGAGGAGAACAAGATTGCTTTTAACACTAACCCTGATATTCGTGTGCTCATTAGTAGCGATGCTGGCGGGTATGGTGTTGACCTGCCGGCTGCTAATCTCTTGGTTAACTACGACCTACCCTGGAGTAGCGGAGGTGCTACTCAAAGAAATGGAAGAATCAAGCGAGCGTCGTCTACGTGGGAAACGATAGTCATTCAAGACCTACTCATAGACGGGTCAATCGAACAACGCCAGTGGGAGGCTCTACAGCATAAGAACGCCGTAGCAAGCGCTGTTATTGACGGTGAGGGCATAGATTCTGAGGGTGGAATCCCCATGACAATTAGCAGTTTAAAGCAGTTTTTGGAGCTGGCTAGCGTATAAAATATACGAATGCCTAACGCACCTAAGACCCCTACGCGCACAATCCGCGTCCCTGATGACCTGTGGACTGCTGTGCAAAAGAAGGCCGCCTCAGAGGGCGTCACGGTCACAAGCGTAATTATTAAAGCTTTGGAAAAGTACGTCGCAGAGGTTGACAACTAACCTTCTCGGTATTAGGTTCGCCTTATGAACCTTGAAGACATAAAAAAGAACGTACGCCAGTACTTAACAATCAAAGGCGAAATAGAACTTCTTACAAAGCGTCAGTCTGAGTTAAAGTCCCGCCTTACCGAAATCCTCGACTCCGATGGAGAAGCCGACGACCGCGGTCACCTTAAATTAACTGTAGAAGACCCTTTTAAGGGCGAAGTCACCCTAGTCAAACAACGCCGTGTCTCTAAGAATCTTGATATGAACGTCGCCGAAACGCTCCTCGAGGAACGCGGAATCAAGGACTCATGTATTAAAATGGTTCCGACCCTAGACGAGGCGGCAATCATGGCATCTTTCTACGAAGGTAAACTTACTGAAGCAGACATCGATGCTATGTTCCCCGCTAAAGTCAGCTACGCTTTTATATTGGATGTTAAGTGACAGATGATTTTATTGACGCAACCTTTGCGGATTTAGACGAGTACTACCCAGGTAGTAAGCGTAAGCGCAAAGCAGTTGTTGTTAAAGAGCCCACGATAAAGCCAGATGCTACGTGGGATAGTCGACCTTACAAGAAACCTTTGCCTAACGGTAAAGAACTTGAATTGTTTACTATCGGCGCACTTGCTGCCGCATTGGGTCGTCCAGTAATTACTATCCGACACTGGACAAAAAAAGGATACTTACCCGTATCTCCATATAGACTTCCCTCGACTACAAATCGTAAGGGAGGCAGCCACCTTGGACGCAGACTTTATTCTCGCGCCATGGTGGAAGCAGTAATCGAGTTATTCGAGAAGGCTGGTGTTTTAGACATCGACCGGATAGAGTGGCTCAACAACCGACAACTCAGCAATGAGATTGCCGAGGCATGGGGTCAAATCCGTGCTACCGAAACCAACTAACCACAAGGAGAAATCAAATGGCTGTAAGCCGCACAGATGAATACCTTCCTGAGAACGATAACTTCTCAGCTGAAGCCATCGAATCACGTCCAGCAGGAACCCCATCAGTAACAGTAACTGACGATAAGTCAGGTTGGGTACAACCAAAAGAAATCAAGCAAGGAACTGGAACCTACGATAAAGAATTTAAGCCTGAGGAGAATATCTTTCAGGTAATTAAGTTCTTTGGCGCAGGTCCTTTCTTCCGTTACAAAGAGCATTTCATCAATCAGATTCGTACCGGCAAGCGTTCATTCATTTGCCCAACATCTGTAGATTCCAACATTAAGTGCCCTATCTGTGCAACTAACACAGGTAAGTTGCCAGACGACCAGAACAATCCTTCAGACAAGTACGCGTTCACCGTGCTTAACCTCAGCTGGCCTGAGGGTCCAAAGCGTCAGCAATGGATTGTCGGTCCACAGATTTATAACATTCTTTTCCCACTAGAGCACAGCCCTCAGGGTCCTCTATCACGCAACTACTGGGCAGTGACCCGTACCGGTCCTGCTGGTCTTTCAGCAAAGTACACAGTACAAGCTGTAAAGAGCCGTGACCTTGCAGAGGATTGGCAACTCGATGAAGAGACTGCTGAGCGCGAAGTGGCAAAGGTAGTCCCATTCACAGCAGCGGATATCACCCTGCCTACAATGGAACAACTCCAAGAAGCAGCCTCATACCTCTAAGTCTGTTTCGTTTAGATTTGGGGAGTCTTACGGCTCCCCATTTCATTTAAGGAGTTAAAGTGAACATTGTTACCACAGAAGAACAATTAAAAGAATTAGTTGATTATTATCTAACGCAGGACGCATTTGCGTTTGACGTTGAAACCGTTGGAGAACAACGAGGAACACCCGCTGTCAATGAGGTGTTATGGATTAGCCTTGCCACTCACGGTAGGGGCGATGTAATTCCTTTGGGTCACCCTAACGGTGAGTTTATTTCCGAGAATTTCCCTCTTACGGGTCAAGGCGAGAAGCGTGTCCTTGCAGGATTGCCAGCACGACCTAGCGATTATTCTCGAGATAAGAAGAAAGCTACAAAGGTATTTGGAGAGCCACCCGCTCAGTTGTTTCCAGCACAGGTGTTTAAGGCGCTTAAACCATTATTCTTTAAAGAAGATATCTTAACCATAGGTCACAACCTAGTATTTGACCTTTCTTCTGTTGCAAAGTACTACAACGGTGAGATTCCTGTTGGTCCTTACTTTGACACACTCATGGCGTCTTTCCTTTACGACAATAAGAACAAAGGCAAACTCGGTCTAGATGATTGTTTAAAGCGGGAACTTGGATTCAGTATGACCAAGGGCATCGGGCACAAGGTAGAGATTTACTCCTTCGATGAAGTTGCTAAGTATGCCTACCTAGACGCTAAATACACATTCCTTTTATGGAAGACACTAGTTCCAAAGATTCAAGAGGCAGATGTAGAGCGTGTTATGAAATTAGAGATGGACGTCCTTCGAGTCCTTTGTGACATGAAGTTAACGGGCGCTCCAATCGACACAGAGGCTTTGCAGGTACTGAACGATAAGTTAGAGATTGAAATTGAGAACGCAAAGGCGGATGTATATCGAATCGCCGGTCGAGTTTTTAACCTCAACTCTAATAACGAGAAGCAGTATGTTCTGTACGGCCCAAAGGAAGAGGGGTGTCGCGGTCTTCGAACACCTGTTCTAACAGGTCAAGGTGAGAAGAAGTCTGTCAGCCAAGGTGAGGAGTCACTTGATTACGGCGACTACTCCACCTCAGCTGAGGCGTTAGAGCCTTTGAGAGAGAAGGACGAACTTGTAGGCGCCCTGCTTAACTACTCAGATTTAAATAAGTTACAAAGCACTTACGTTATCCCATACTTGGGCGGTGAGGTTGTAAAGACTACCAATGGTAAGTCCAAGGTAGAGGAGCGAGAGAGCCTGCTCATCAACGGTCGCCTGTACGGAGACTTCGTGCAATGGGGTGCTGAGACTGGACGTTTTTCTAGCCGTAACCCAAACCTTCAGAACGTCCCAGCCCCTAATAAAAAGTTACCTTTGGAGAAGGATTACGGAACCCTTATTCGTAACCTGTTTTATGCACCTAAAGGGTACAAACTTATCGTGGCTGATTACTCACAGATTGAACCCCGGGTTCTCGCTGCAATGTCCAGTGACCCTATCCTTATGAGCACCTACAACACGCCTGGCGTTAAAGGTGACATCTACACCACTATCGGTGAGACCATGGGTGTAGACCGCAAAGCGGGTAAAGTCCTCGTTCTAGCCATGATGTACGGCGTAGGTCCAGACAAGATTGCCACACAGATTCACTGTAGTGTCAAAGAGGCGCGGGAACTGTTGTCCAGCTTCTCTGAGAAGTTCCCTGATGTAGACCGATATAAGAATCTAGTTATCGGCGTATCCCGTAAGTTGGGGTATGTAACCACCATCATGAACCGCAGGCGGTATCTGCCGGACATCAATTCCCGACAAATGGGATTTAGGTCTAGCGCAGAACGTCAGGCCTTCAACACGCGAATCCAAGGCTCCGCAGCCGACATCATTAAACTTGCTATGATTAGGGCTCACGACATGCTCCCTAAAGAGGCGAAATTGATTCTTACAGTCCACGACGAACTGGTCACCCTAACACCTGACCATCTTGTGGATGAGTCACGTGCCGCTATTCAAGAGTCCATGGAAGGCATCAAGATACTTCCAGTACCGCTCATTGCAGATATTAATGTTGTGCAGACATGGGGCGACGCGAAGTGAATTGGTTTAAGAGGTTGTTTAGTAATCAAGAGTATGAAGTTGTTGAGACAGAGGTTCCCCTAACAACCATTCTTAGATGGTATTTATACGACACATCTTTTGAAGAGCAGAACGCTATTGCAGAACTCGTAGGTCTAACTCCCATCAGTGAAGAGGGAGAAGCCAAAGAGTTAGAAGATAGTGAAATCAGACTTCAAAATATCAACACCATACTTCCTTACCTTGACGCGATGTCTGACATAAGTTCTAAGTTCATGACAACCATGCACCTTCGACAGACAGAGGAGTTGCGGGCAGAGAGCGGTGATGACCTCAGTGAAGAGGACATAGAGGCTATGATGTCTATTTACAAGAACGTTGCCTTTGCCGCTTTGGTCGGCACATTTTCTATCGGGTTGAATCTTGGCTTAATTCAACTAACTGGTGTAACATCTGAGCCAAAGGACACAGGAGGTTTCTTCGATGAGCAGCTCTAACTGGTGGGCTAACAAGTTGGGTACACAACCTGTCCAACCTGCTTCAACCCCACAATATGTAGCACCACAACCGGCTACTTATGTACAACCAACGCAGTCACAATACCCACCATCACAGCAAGCCACACCGCAGGCACCTCGTTGTCCGGGATGCGGTAGCGGTAATTATGGTGGAGCAACCCCAGAGAGCCGACCACGTTGTTACGACTGTGGTTACCCAATCCAACAATCAGGTTCTGGAATGGGAACAGGTATCACAAGCGGACCACAAGCATCCGGCCCAGCGCAAGCAGCAAAGCAAGTACAACCAGGCGGATGGAACCCAACAACAATCATTGGACACATTTAATGGCAATCACTGGAGATTTAGCAAAAGTATTTAGCGCCATCAATAAGAAGATGGGTTCAGACACCATCGTTCTTGGCTCAGACATTACAGAGACTGGCGGTCGTTTGACCACCGGTTCTATCGCTGTAGATGTCGCACTTGGCGGGGGCTGGCCAGTCAATCAATGGCATGAGATTATCGGTGAGGCCAGCAATGGTAAGACCGCATTAGCATTAAAGACTATTGCGGCCAATCAAAAGAAAGACCCAGACTTCACAACCGTGTGGGTTGCTGCTGAGGAGTGGGTATCCGAGTACGCAGAAATGTGCGGAGTAGACACGTCTCGCGTGTATATCGTTGCTACAAACATTATGGAGGAAGCGTATGAAGCGGTTATTCAAATCACCGAAAGCAAAGCTGTTGATTGCATTGTTATCGATAGCCTCCCTGCTTTGGTTCCTGTCTCAGAAGATGAAAAAGAAATGGAAGAGTCAACAGTAGGCCGTTCAGCCTTGATGACTAACAAGTTCTTCCGTAAGGTAGGTAAGGCGTCCAAGCGGTCACTAACGACCCCTGAGCGTCCTTTTATCGGCATTATTATCAATCAGTGGCGCTCAAAGATTGGCGTCATGTACGGTGACCCACGCACCACACCAGGCGGTCTAGGTAAGGACTACGCGTTCTTCACCCGCATGGAGGTCAAGCGTGATGACTGGCTAGAAGAAGGCACAGGTCAAGAAAAGCGCCGTGTCGGTCAGACAATCAAGGTACGCGTATTAAAGAACAAGTCAGCCCCACCAGCGCAAGTGGCTGTAGTGGACTTTTATTTCTCAGGCGCTATGGCGGG